ACGATATACCCGGCAGAGTGACGATGGAGTTCAGAACACAGGAACAATGTCTTGAATAATTAAAGACTATGACATATTGGTTAAAATTTGAATCATTTAAAGTAGAAGGTCGCTGCGAGAAAAAATGAAAGTTTTAATTGTTACTGATGCATGGGAACCACAGGTCAATGGTGTGGTGCGAACCTATCAGAACACACTCAAACACATTCATGGTGCAGAAGTAATTCATCCATATACACCTGGCCTGAAAAGAATACCAATGCCAGGTTATAAAGAAATTGAATTGGTCACGAACCCATGGAAAATTAAAAGATTGCTATGGGTTGCAATGTATGAAGGTAAAAGTATACACATTGCAACAGAAGGTCCTCTTGGAATCTATGCAAGAAATTTACTGAATAAAAGTTGTTATAGATACACCACCAGTTTTCATACGATGTTTCCCGAATACATACAAACACGATTTAAAATACCTGCATCATGGACATACCCGTTCTTTCGTTGGTTTCATGGAAAATCAAAGAATTTTCTTGTTCCAACAAGTTCAATGAAAACATTTTTAGAAGAAAAGAATTTTAAAAATGTAAAGATATGGACAAGAGGTGTGGATACAAACATCTTTAATCCAACAAGACGGCATGATGCAAAGACATACATCGTTTGCGTATCAAGGCTATCAAAAGAAAAAGGCCTTGATGATTTCTGTAAACTAAAGTATACTCGTAAAGTATTGATCGGTGATGGACCATATTATGAAGAACTGAGACAGAAATATTCTGACGTTGAAATGATTGGCAAGAAAGAAGGCGTAGAATTGGCAAAATGGATTGCAAGTGCCGATGCATTTGTTTTTCCTTCAAAGACAGATACATTTGGAATTGTAATACTTGAGGCATTGGCTTGTGGCACACCAGTTGCGGCATATGACCAACCTGGGCCAAGAGAAACAATATTCACTAATCATAATGGTTGTATAGACGAAGATTTACAAAAAGCAGTAACAACATGTTTAACATTGAATCGTGGTGATGTTTATCAATCATCACGAAACTGGACATGGGAAAGAGCAACACAACAATTTTTAGAGGCACTACAATGACAAAAACAAAACACGATATTACCGAAGAAAGAAATGCATTTAAACCATTTGCTTACCCGTGGGCTTATGAAGCATGGTTAAAACACGAACAGGCTCACTGGCTTCACACAGAAGTACCTATGCTAGAAGATGTAAAAGATTGGAAAAATAAACTTACAACAGAACAAAAACAATTCCTTACACACATTTTTCGTTTTTTTACACAAGGTGACATTGATGTTGCAGGTGGTTATGTCACAAACTATCTGCCTTATTTCAAACAACCAGAAGTTCGCATGATGCTTCTTGGTTTTGCTGCAAGAGAAGCACTACACATTGCTGCATATTCTCATCTGATTGAAACTCTTGGTCTACCAGATACAACATACAATCAGTTTCTTGAGTATCAACAAATGAAAGACAAACACGATTACATTACAGACCTTTCTGCACAAAATACATCAAAAGAGAATACAGCCAAACATATTGCGGTGTTCTCTGCATTTACTGAAGGTATGCAGTTGTTCTCTTCATTCATCATGTTACTGAATTTCCCACGGCATGGTATGATGAAAAGTATGGGTCAGATCGTTACATGGTCAATTGTAGACGAGACAATGCACACCGAGAATATGATTAAACTTTTTAGAACCTATATACAAGAAAATCCAGAGATTTGGAATGACGAATTAAAATCTCAGATATATGTAATTGCAGAGAGAATGGTTGAACTAGAAGATAAATTTATTGACCTTGCATTTGAAATGGGTGAAATGCCAAATCTAACCGCAGATGATGTAAAGACATACATTCGTTATATTGCAGATCGTAGACTTATAGGTATGGGTATGAAAGGTATCTTCAAAGTTAAAAAGAATCCATTGCTTTGGGTAGAAGAAATTCTGAACGCACCAATTCATGGAAACTTCTTTGAGAATCGTGTAACTGATTATGCAAAAGGTGCATTAAGTGGAACATGGGAAGATGTTTGGGGTAAGGCAGCCTAATGATTACAATTTCAGAACTAGCCGCAGATAAAGTAAAAAAACATTTATCTTACAGAGGAAAAGGTGAGGGTATTAAAGTTGGTGTTAGAACCACTGGATGTAGTGGCATGACTTATACTTTAGAATTTGTAGATACTCCTTTAAATACGGATAGTTTATATGAATCTAATGACATTAAAATTTTTGTAGATCCAAAACATCTACCATATCTAATGGGTATGGAAATGGATTGGAAAAAAGAAGGTTTGAATGAAGGTTTTGATTTTAAAAATCCACTAGAAAAAAACCGTTGCGGTTGTGGAGAGAGTTTTACTGTATAAAATAGGAGAAGTAAATGAAGAAATATATAGCAATACTTGCAGCTCTATCATGTTCAGTTGCATTAGCAAACCCATATCAATTTAAAATCACAAGAGTCATTGATGGTGATACAGTAGAGTTTCAAGCAGACTTTATGCCAAATCCACTACCAAAGAAATTATCCATTCGTGTTCTTGGTGTTGATACGCCAGAAAAAGGCCATCGTGCATCATGCCCACAAGAGGCAGCTGCAGCAGAGAAGGCATCACAATTTACAAAAGATTCACTCAACAACGCAATCAAGGCTGGTCAACCAATTCTTGTTGAACTTAAATCGCACGATAAATATGGTGGTCGTGTACTTGGTGATGTAATCATTAACGGTCAGAGACTATCACAAATGTTAATTGCAAATGGCCATGCTCGTCCATATTTCGGCGAAAAGAAATCATCATGGTGTAACTAATGGCTATACTACACCATATTTGTGATAATTGCGGTTCAGAATTTTCAATTAAATATGATGAGATGCAATGTGAAGATGATCCACATTTTTGCAGTTTTTGTGGTGAATTTATGGTTGAAACTGACGAATTTGAAGATGATGATGAATGAGTTGGCTATACCAAAATAAAGAATTTACTGAAGAAATGATTGGTGATAGTTACGGTTATGTGTACCTTATCACCAATCTAATCAACAATAAGAAATATATCGGAAAGAAGTTTTTCTCAAAAGCCGGATATAAGACCGTCAAAGGTAAACGAAAAAAGATTCGTAAACCTTCTGATTGGTTAGAGTATTACGGATCAAACAAAACACTATTAGAAGATGTTAAATTACAAGGTGAACAGAATTTCAAACGAGAGATTCTACACCTATGTAAAACAAGGTCTGATTGTGCTTATCTGGAATTAAAAGAACAAATTGATAACCGTGTACTGGAATCTGATGGATTTTATAATGATTGGGTGTCCGTAAAGATAAGGAAGGATTATTTAAAACTATTTTCATGAAACGGAGGACACCGATACTTATAATCTTTTATCGTAATTTTAATGTCATCAGGTGAAAACATGCAAAAATATATCATTATTGCCTAAAAGGGAGATGTATGGCTAGGAAAGCAAATACAGAAAATCAACAAACCATAACAAGACCAAACACCAATCATCTGAGAATTCGGATTGATGACCTCAAAACCTTTCAACCACTCACAGAAAATCAAAAACTTTTCTTTGACGCATACAAACGACAAGATTACTTTATCGCATTACATGGAGTTGCGGGAACTGGTAAAACATTCATTGCACTCTATAAAGCATTAGAAGAAATACTTGACAAAGGAAATCCATTTGATAAAATAATCATTGTTCGTTCAGCTGTACCATCCAGAGAAGTTGGTCATTTACCTGGCGACATTAATGAAAAGACTGAAATCTATCGTCAACCATATCAACAAATATGCCATACATTGTTTGGTAGACCAGACGCATATCAAAGACTAGAAGAACAACACCACATTGAATTTATCAGCACTAGTTTTATTCGAGGAATGTCATTTGATGATGCTATCATTATTGTAGATGAAATGCAGAATATGAATTTTGAAGAAATTGATACCGTTATGACCCGTGTTGGTTATCGTTCTAAAATTATTTGGTGTGGAGATTACCGACAGACCGACCTCAATAAGAAAAAGAATGATATGTCTGGTATTCTAAAGTTTTTTGATATTGCACACCACATGAAGGCCTTTACTAAGATTGAATTCACACCTCAAGACATTGTAAGATCATCATTGGTAAAAGACTATATTTTGGCAAAATTGCAACACGAAGACAATATTTTTTAAAAATCTTGTGCATTGCAGTATAAAAATGGATATATAATAGTGTAGGGCTTAAGGAGACTACACTATTATGAAATCAATTAAAAAATTTATCAACAAACTGTTTCTTCACACCGTACGGGTCAATGCGAAGCGTGCTCAGTGTTATACCAAGAAACAAATACCACTTTAATCGTCTAAAGGAGATTACTCATGTTTACATATGCACATACCGTTATTGACACCGTTCAAACCGCAAAAACAAATACCCTCAAAACAATCGTCACTGATGTTAAAGTCCGTGAACCATTGCAGGCCATGATTGATGCAGAAACAAAATTTGCAAAATCTATGACAGATATCGCTGATGGTCTATACACTCAATTCACCAGCCACTTTCAAAAATTTACCACTAAGCAGTAATGTTCTAAGGGTCCTGCCAGAGGTTTCTAAGATCTGGCAGGATTGTTTTATGGAGTGTTACTACAAATTGAAATATGGCCATGGTTGGCGTTGGTACTATCTAAATTATGAGGTAAATAATGAGATTTTACTCTAATTACTGCCTATTCCGTTACTGTTCAAATAATTAAAATACTACATATACCAGTATGCAGTAAAATTAATTAACAGTAATGAGTGATGCAGAGAAAATCTATAAATTTAGCCAGAACCAAAAAATTCATTGCAATAGCCAGCAACACAAAATTCTGGTCGCCTGTTGCACGTGAAGGCTGGATTATTAAGTTTTCAGTCCATGATCTACACAATATACTGTTAATTTTCATTTCGCAATACACTGGTCAAACAATCATAAGGTACTATAATGATGAAAATAATGCAGTAAAATTTATCAATTTCATCAGCAGCAAAGACGCCTCAGAAATATACTACAAAGACAACGAGAACTCAGCTTAGTGCTGAGTTTTTATTATGGGTTACAAACAAAAAACCTGCCCAAGATGCGGTACAGAACATAAAAAACGAGGACCATTTTGTTCAAGGTCTTGCGGCAATGTTCGTGAGCATACCGAAGAAGATAAAAAAATCCGAAGTAAAAAACTCATTGAGTACAATCAAACACCAGAAGGTGTTGCCTCACAAGAACGAGCAAGACGGCAAATGATTGCATACAATAAAGGAGAAGAATACCAAGGAGTGACAATTGATGAGTTTGCTGTTGACATTCCTGATGTAACAGATTATAATTTAGAGTATGACTCTTCTTGGCAGCGTGCCGAAAAATGGTAATAAAATCAATAACTTACCGGGCTTGACAACCAACACTTTTTTTGATATAATGAATATATGATCGTACATGGAAAAGTATCTAAAAAACATCTCAATGCACTAGAGTTTTTTGCTAGTCGCTTAATCACACCCCAAAAGAAAAAACATATTGAGATCACTGTTAAATATCGGAAAGTAATTGACGAGTTTGGAACAGTTTATGTTGATGATTACAATGTTTTGGGTAGACCCATTTCATTTATAATTGAAGTGCGACAAAGTGATACTGAAGAAGAAAAATTGAAAACATTAGCTCACGAAATGGTTCATGTGAAGCAGTACATACGAGGAGAATTAAATGAAGAAATGTCAGTTTGGCGAGGACACAGGATTGACTCAGACGAAATTCCCTATGCAGAACAACCTTGGGAAGTTGAAGCCGAATCAGTTGCAAACAAACTCTATGATGAATATGTTGCCTCGCAGTCCCGATGAATATTTTTTGCCAAGTGATGATGATGGCTCTTGGTATGCACAATCACAATTAGATGAACAGGATCAAGCATGACTACACCAATGCCAATTTATACAAATGATGATCGTGACTATTCTGAAGTGATTGAAGGTTGGGTTCGTGAATTTATTTCCACGATGGATGATGGTAATCTAGAGCCTGGCGATAGATCAGGTGACGAACCATTTGGTGTCAAAATTATCTTTGATGGTTACGGCATACTAGAATACGAAGATGAAAATGGTGAGTATGTATGTGAAGAGAACGGCAACAAAGATATGATGAGTTTTGCCGTGTTCGTACATAAAAATTCATTGACTGAAGAATTTGTTGAACATGATTTTACGCCTTGGTGTTTGATTCACAGGCCAAAAGAAGAGGTGTGCATCTATTGTTGGTATGATGTAAATGATGATACAATGGACATTATACCATTTGAAGACAACAATTCAACAGAACTTGACCACGATTTTGTCAATGATTTAATTTTTAAAATAAAAGAAAGAGATACCCATGAGTAATGGACTGGATGTTACAGATGAAAAACTATTAGAATTGTCCAGAAAGGTTGATTCTGTAATTGTTGATTGCCTCAAAGAAGGCCTAAGTATAAATGCAACCAATGGTGTTGTATTGGCTCGCCTGATGATTACAAATCGTGAACTAATGAATCAAGATGGTCTTTTAGATTTTATTCGTGATATAACAAAAGATGGTTATGCAATTGCTGAATTAAAGGAAAGGCCTTTGCAATGAATGTTACTGATGTATCTACAGTTTCTGGTTGGTTTGGTCACCAATGGAAAACATATGAGTACCACACCTCATACTACGAGGATGGAAATTCAGTTACAAGAGTTAAATCATATGTTGCAAATGTAAATATGTACACGGATGTTGGTCACATAGAAAGAACAAACACACTAGGCTTGACGATTGATAAAATGATATGAATAAGAACTACTGGGGTGAACCTGATGATATAGAACCTCTGCCAGATTGGATGTTGGCAGAGACTCATCGCAACCCACTAAAACAAAATATAAAACAGCAGAGTGTTGAAGATGCAGCACGAAATTGCCTGAAGAAACCACCAATTGATGTAAGCAACTATAAACCAGAGGTAAAATGAACATTGTACTCTTTGCACTTGTTGCAATTTCAATTGGTGATTCTAGTGTTGCCGTGCCTGGTCATCAAACAATTGGGTATTATGCCACGATTGCAGAGTGTCATACCGACCGTAATCGTATTTACCCATCAATCAACAAATCGTTTGTAAAATTAGACTGCGTGCCAGTGAAAGTGAGTGATTAACATGAAAGATTTTGAGGTACATGAAGTGGGTCATTATGAAGAAATAAAATTATCCCGTGAACTAACAAAAGCAATTGAACAAGAACTGCAAACATTTGGCCAGGTAGTGCCACATTCAGTTTACAATGCATATTTAAAATTGAGATCACACTATCAATGGCAAATTGAGAATGGTATACAATGAATAAATTTAAAGAATGGAAAGATGCCGACAATAACTGCCATTATTTTTTCAATATTGAAGATGGCATGATTGTTGGTCAAGTACACAATGTATCACACACGAAAGTTTGGGTTTCAAAAATTGTTTTTAATTTTAATGAAGAAAAATTTATTGGTCAGTATGTCACACTAGATTTTGCAAAGAAAGCTATTGAGCGTTACTGGGAAATTCAAGACCGAACATTATTGGAGTAGATTATGATACATCAACCTGATTATTGGCAAGTGATAAAAATTCAAACGCCTGATGAAGGCCCAATCTTTAAAGTTTTTGCCACATGGGTAGGTGGTTATACGCAAGGCGATGCATGGAAATTAAACTCTGGTATTACAGAGGTACGATTTAATGAACCTCCATATATTGAATTTGTTGGTTACTCTGGCTCTTCCTACATTGTAACAAATGATGAGGCATGCTACCGTACAACGGCATGGACTGGTTCGGTATTGTCAAATATTATCAATAAGTCGGAGTGCGAGGTTGAGATATTGCCATTTAATACGAAATGGAGTAAAATACTGGAATGAAAATAAGTTACTCAACCAATTGGATGGGACCGATTAGTTTGGATTGGTACAAAAACCGAGGACTAAATTGGGAGACAGAACTTTATTCTGCCGGTCGCCTAGACTTTTACAATCCTACTATTGATTCACACTATCCGGATGAAATGGCCGTGCCACCGATGAAGAGTGAAGATTGGCATAGGTTGAGCGAATGGTTAGATGATTTTAGTTCTGATGAAGTGTTAACTCTACAACAGATAGTAGAAGAGTATGAAAAAACAAACCCAAAGATAAGGTGGTGGAAAGAAAATGAATAACAAATTAAAGGCATTGAAACAAACATTTGTATTTTTTATATTTGCGACCATTGTTGCATTTGCTTTTGTGTATGCAACACTATGGATACCTCTTGAGTTTATTGTGTATGCATTGATTGCTGGCATGTTTACCTATGGTTTCTGGATTATGTATCAAGTGAATCTAGAAAGACTTGAGCGTAATGAGAAGAGAGAAAAATGATTGATCGCTTCATTAGTTGGTTGTATATTCGCAGAATGTATGGTCCACGATGCTCAGAGTATGAGCCTGGTTGTATTGTATGCGAACAATGGAAATACCACGATGAAATATTTGGAAATGAAAAATGAATGAACTGATTGATGATGATGGTTACCCTACCGAAGAAATGCTTGACAAGATTGAGAAATGGACTGGTGACTATAAAGAACTCATGCGATTTATTGAACCGCATTGGCAGTATGGAAAATCAGGCTATTGGTCGGAAGATGCAAGGGAGTATAAACTCTCTACTGCTGGATGGTCTGGCAATGAGGATATACTCCGTGCATTACAAGAGAATTATACCTTCTGGTCTCTATGCTGGGTTCAGAGTAGACGAGGTGGTCATTATATTTTTGAGGTGAAAGAATGACCGAACTACAACCCAAGCACTATGATCTAATCATGGACTGCCTTGCTGAGTTTGATTTTGACCGTGTGCAGAGAG